CATCCTGCAGCAGCACATCAATGAGCTTCTGACGGAGGCTTCCGATCGCTTCGACCCTCCCGGCATCGGCGGCGAGCGAGAGCCGCACGCGTGAGCATGTGCGCCGCCGTGCCGGGGCCATGCTGCGACCACCGCCGCAACTCACGGTATCTGCCTGGGCGGAACAGCATCGCATCCTGGGCAGCCGCGCCTCATCCGAGCCTGGCCCCTGGCGCACCAGCCGCACGCCTTATCTCCGCGATGTCATGGATGCGTTGTCTGCGGTGCATCCGGCGCGGCGGATTGTGTTCATGAAGGGCGCGCAAGTGGGCGCTCCACTCGCCATCGAGACGCCGATCCCGACAGCAGCGGGCTGGGCCACGATGGGCTCCCTGGTGGTGGGCGATACGCTGTTTGACGAGCTTGGCCTACCATGCCGCGTAACCGGCACATCGCCCGTGTTCCATGGTCGCGAATGCTTCAAGATTACTCTTGAGGATGGGGAGACTATAACCTGCGACGGTGAGCATCGCTGGCCCGTCAGAGATTTCACGGACGCGGAGCAGCCGACCGAGCGTATCTTGCGCACGGATGAGATGATCCATCGGGTTCGCATCGGTGCTGGTCCACGCTATCGCTATGCTATTGATTGCTGCGCCCCCGCTGAATTGCCTGAGCAGGATCTTATCATCCATCCTTATGTGCTTGGGATGTGGTTGGGTGACGGTTCATCCATCATGAACCATATCAGTGTCCACGAGGACGATACCGAGGTGGCGGAGCACCTTCAGGCATGTGGCGTAAATGCCGAATTCCGTCTTCCAAAATGGCGTAAAGGTCGGTGCGCAAACATCGTCATCGATCCGACCTTTCGGCTGGTGGACGGCGTGACAGCGCCAACAAGCATTCAGCATCGCTCTCAGTTTATCACGCGGCTGCGCATGCTTGATCTGCTGGAGAACAAGCATATCCCGGCCGCCTATCTGCGCGCGAGCCGTTCCCAGCGCCTTGATCTGGTCCGCGGCATGATGGATTCCGATGGAACCATTACGCCAGATGGGAAACGCTGCGAGTTCACAAACGGTGACCCCAAGCTTGTCGATGGAATGGTCGAACTACTGCGTAGCCTCGGCTATAAGCCGAATGTCTATTTCAGCGCATCCCGCCGCAAAGTGATCAATGGTGACGACCGGGTTTGCCAAGACTACTGGCGCGTGTCCTGGACCGCCTATGCAGAGGAGCCGATGTTTCGTTTGTCGCGCAAAGTAGCGCGGATGCGGTCAATCGCTCATGGTCGACCGGGCAAGAGCAGACGGCGACGGATTGTCAGTATTGAGCCCACCGATAGCGTACCCGTGCGATGCATCGAGGTTGATTCGCCGAACCACCTTTATCTCTGCGGGAAGGGCTGGGTGCCGACGCACAATACGGAAGCGGGCAATAATTGGCTCGGCTATATCCTGCATCATGTACCGGCGCCGGTGCTCGCGGTGCAGCCTACCGTGGAACTCGCCAAGCGCTTCTCCCGCCAGCGCATTGACCCATTGCTGGAGGAAACGCCGGCCCTGCGGGAACGCGTGGCGCCCGCCCGCGCGCGGGATAGCGGCAATACCATGCTGTCCAAGGAATTCCCCGGCGGCATTCTGGTGCTGACGGGCGCGAATAGCGCAGTCGGGCTACGTTCCATGCCGGCCAGGTTTCTGTTTCTCGATGAGGTTGACGCCTATCCCGGTGACATTGAAGGCGAAGGCGATCCGATTGCCTTGGCCGAGGCACGGGCACGCACTTTTGGCTGGCGTAGGAAAGCCTTTCTGGTCTCAACCCCGACCATTGCCGGGCGTAGCCGGATTGAACGGGAATACGCGGCCTCCGACCAGCGGCGCTATTTCCTGCCCTGTCCGCACTGCGGCGCGATGCAATGGCTGAAATTCGAACGCCTGATCTGGGAGAAGGGCGACCCACGCAGCGTGCGCTACCATTGCGAGGAATGCGACACATCGATTGAGGAACATCACAAGACCGCGATGCTCGCCGCCGGCGAATGGCGGCCGACAGCGGCAGCGGAGAACCCGCATACCATCGGCTTTCATATCTCGGCGCTTTATTCCCCGGTCGGCTGGCTCTCCTGGGAACAAATCGCGCGCGATTGGGAGGCTGCGCAGGGCAAGGCCGAGGATCTAAAAACCTTCCGCAACACGGTGCTGGGCGAGACCTGGCAGGATCGCGGCGAGGCACCGGATTGGGAACGTCTGGTGGAACGGCGCGAGGATCTACGGCTCGGCGTTGTAGCGCATGACGCTCTGGTGCTGACGGCGGGCGTGGATGTGCAGGATGATCGCCTGGAATGCGATATCTGGGCCTGGGCTGAAGGTTATTCCTCCTGGCTTGTCGATCACATTGTCATCGCGGGCAGCCCGCGTGAACGCGCGCCCTGGGATGCGTTGGCGGAATTACTGGCGCGGGATTGGCCGCGCGCGAATGGTGGCGCGATCCGCATCGCCAAGGCGTGCGTTGACACAGGCGGGCGCGACACGGCGGCGGTTTATGGCCATCTGCGCCGGCTGCGCGATCCGCGCATTGCGCCGACCAAGGGCGTGGATGGTTGGAATAGGGCTCAGCCGGTGCAGGGCCCGACGCCGGTGGATGCGCTGGTAGATGGGCGGAAGCTGCGGCGCGGTTTGAAGCTTTGGACGGTGTCGGTTTCGACCTGGAAGGTTGATCTCTATCGGCGGCTTTGGCTCGGGCGTGGCGAGGCGGCGGAATTCCCGCCCGGCTGGGTCCATCTGCCGCAGGGGATTGAGGTTGAATGGGTCAAGCAGCTGGTGGCGGAGCAGTTGCACCAGGTGAAGGACAGGCGCGGCTTTGTGCGGCAGGAATGGGCGAAGCTGCGGGATCGGAATGAGGCGCTGGATTGCGCGGTCCTGGCGCGCGCGGCGCTGTGGTTGCTGGGCGCCGATCGGTATGGCGAGCGGTTCTGGCTGAGGCTGCGCGAGGACATCGCGAATGCGCCGGTGGATGTGCTGGAACATCCCCGGCCCGAGCCAGCGCCGAACCCTGACCCACCGCCAATAATGCGCCGGCCCGGTTGGCTGGCGCCGCGTGGCGGTTGGCTGCGCTGATTACTTTCGGGAGGAAATCATGAGTAACGGGGAACTCCACGCGCGCGAGCGCGAGGATTTGGCGCTGCACGTCGAGCGCTGCGCCGAGCGCTACACGGCGGTGCGTGCGGAGATCTGCGGCCTCCGCAAGCAGACGCGCCGGATTGAAGGCGCGATCTGGGGCATCGTTGCTGTGCTTATCGCGCTTGGCGCGGGTGGCGCGCAGATCCTGCCGATCCTGCGTGCGCTGGCGCGCGGTGCGGGCGGGTAAGGCGCTGTGGATCCCGCCACTCTCGCCTGGGCGCTGGCGCAGCCCGCGGGCAGCCGCGCGGCCGTGCTGGCCTCCGCCTATACCGGCGGCGTCACGCGTGTGACCTTCGAAGGCCGCACAGTGGAGTACCGCAGCCTGGATGAATTGGGCCGCGCCATTGCAGCGCTTTACGGCGCCGAGAATGCCACTGCGCGGCGGCCGGGCGTGACACTCGCCAGTTTCACAAGGAACGCATGATGGAACAGACGCACTGGCAGCCCGCCACGCTGGCGGCAGCGCTTGGCGTGCCGGATGAGGCGTTCCGCGCCTTCGCCCGGCTGCGCCAGATCGCCTGGGAGAAGGAACTCTCGCCGCCCGAAGCAGCAAGCCTCGCCCTCGCCTGGGTCGCTGCGGATCGCGCCGCCTGCCATGGCGCAATCGCCGAAGCGGCTGGCGCGCTGCTGGATAGCGTTACGGCCCCCGCCTCATGAAGCTTCACCTGCGCGCTGCCTGGAACGCTCTCCGGGGCTATGCGGCTGCGCAGGAGAACCGCGCCTCGACCTGGTCGCCCTCGGGCGGCAGCGCGAATGGCGAGGTCGGCTTGGCCGCCGCCAGCGTCGCAAGGCGCGCGCGCGATGCGGTGCGCAATGATCCCTATGCCGCGCGCATCGTCGATCTCTGGACCGGCAATGCGGTCGGTGCGGGTATCACGACGCGCTGGCCTGAAACCGCGCATCGCAATGCCTGGCAGGCCTGGGCGGATAGCACCGCCTGCGATGCGGAGGACAAGCTCGATCTCTATGGCCTGCAGGCGCTGGCCATGCGTGCCGTCGTTGAAAGCGGCGAATGCTTCATCCGGCTATTGACCATGCCGACATCGCCGCGAAACCCGATCGGCCTCAGCTTGCAAGTGCTGGAAAGCGATCACCTGGATACCGCGCGGAATGGCGTGGTGAATGGCGCGCCGACCATCCAGGGCATTGCGCTCGGGGCAGCAGGCGAGCCGATTGGATACTGGCTGTTCCCCACCCATCCCGGCGCCTGGATGCTGCCGGGTGCGCGGCTGGCGAGCGAATTCATCCCCGCGCGCGATGTGCTGCATGTCTTTCGCAAGCGCCGCCCTGGGCAATTGCGCGATGTTTCCTGGCTTGCGCCCGTGCTGCTGCGGCTGCGTGACCTTGGCGACTACGAGGCCGCGCTGCTGATGAAAGCCAAGATCGAGGCGTGCCTCGCCGCCGTGGTGACCGATGATGGCGAGGAAACCCTGACCAAGCCGAGCGATGCAAACCCTGGCCTGCTCCGCGACGCACAAGGCCGCGCGGTGGAAAGCTTCGAGCCTGGAATGATCCTCTACCGGCGCGGCCAGGGCGATGTGAATGTGGTCAACCCCTCGGGTGGTGGATCGCATACTGCTTTTGCGCGGCGCTCACTTGAAGCCGCTGCTGTCGGCGCGGGCCTGACCTACGACCAGGTTTCCGGCGATTTGACCCAGGCGAATTACTCCAGCCTCCGCGCCGGCAAGATCGAATTCCGTAGGCTCTGCGAACAGATGCAATACGGCATGCTGATCCCGATGCTGGTGCGGCCCATCGCCGAGCGCTTTCACGCGCAGGGCGCGCTGCTCGGGCTTTGGGGCGATGCCATGCCGAAAGGTGTCGCGCATGTGCCGCCAGCGCATGAAATGATCGACCCGCTGAAGGACACCACCGCTTTGATCGCCCAGGTCCGCGCGGGCTTTGTGCCGCAGCCGGAAGCCGCCGGCGCCTTTGGCTATGATTTCCGCTCGGCGGTCGAGATGATCCGCGAAGCCAATGCCGCGCTCGATGCGGCGGGCATCTCGCTTGATACCGATCCCAGGCGCGTCGCCAAATCCGGCGGCGCACAGGACGCGGCACAAATGGCGGCAGTGGAAATCGCGGCCACCGGTGCAGCAGCGCCGCCACGCCCAGAAACAACACCGGGAGCAGCACCATGACCGCAGCCGGCTATGATCCCATTGAGGATATGCTCAAGGTAAAAAGCGTCCAAAAGAAATGGCGCGACAGCTTCAACGGCAGCGAGGTCAACCCCGGCAAATGGACACAGCAGATCGGCAGCGGTGCCAGCCTTGGTGTCGCTGGCGGCGTGCTGACCATGGCCAGCGGCATCGCGGCGAATGCTGAGACCTGGCTGCTCAGCACCGAGGTTTTCACCATCCCCTTTCGCCTCTCGATCGCGGTGACGCTGTCTCAGCGCATTGCCAATCAGGGTTTCCTGGTCGAGGCGGTGAGCGTGAACCGCGAAACCGGCCTGCCCGATGGGCTGCATGCGGTGGCCTTGCTGTTTGATGGCACCAACGCTGCTCAGGCGAAGTATGAGGTGCAGAATGGCGGGCTGGCACGGCTTTCCTCGGCGGTTTCGACCTTTCCCTCGACTGCGAGCAATGGGATTTATGAGATCGAGGCTTTTGCCGATGAGGCCTGGTTTCATGGTGGTGCACTTGATGCCACCACGGGCCGGGCTAATTCCTATCGCCGGCATCAGCAGATCCCCGATCCCAATGCGCTCTATAAGGTGCGGCTGCGTTGGCTGAATGGCGCGACGCCGCCTGCGAGCAGCAGCAACGCTCTGGTGCAATTCCTGGCGGTGCAGGATTACGCGGAACTGACGGCGGAGATCACGGCCGGGCGCGGCCAATCCGTGGCTGGGCAGAGTGTCGCGGTGAATGTTGTCGGCATGCCGGCGGCGCCGGCCATTGTTGGCCAGGCCGCGCATGACGCAGTGATTGCGGGCGCGCCTGTACGCATTGCCGGGCGGTCCGCGACGGCGAATTATGCGGCGGTTGCGACTGGTGATGTCGCGGATTTGATCACGACGCTGGTGGGTGCGCTGATCAGCAAGCCATTCTCCATCCCTGAACTGGATTGGTCCTATGCAGGGCCGCTTGCCGGGCTTGCCACTGCTGCCGATACGGCGGCCAAGGCCGCGGCGGGGGCTGGCATTCGGAATTACGTCACTGGCTTGCAAGTCCAAAATGCCTCAGCCACCGCGACCGAGTTTCAGATCAAGGATGGCGCGGCAACGGTGCTGTGGCGCTGCCAATTGCCGGCCAATAGCGGGCTGCTTGGGATCAGCTTTCCAAGCCCGCTCAAGGGTACGGCGAATGCCGTGCTGAATGTCCAGGCGGTCAGCGCGGGCAGCGTCGTGATTGCCAATCTGCAAGGCTACGCCGCGCCTTAATCGTCACGATCAAGGAAAACCCCATGACGGAAATGCCCGACCCGGGCGGGAGCGATCCCGCGCCGACTGATCCTGCTGTGCCCGATCGACTTCCCCCTGATGGGCAATCGATCACCGCCCGCCGCGCCATCACCGCACCCGCGACCGTGGATCGTGCCGCCCGCACGGTCGAGGTTGTCTGGTCCACCGGCGCACGCGCGCGCAACTTTATCCCATCGCTTGGCGGCATTACCGAGGAGCTGGACATGTCGCCTAATGCGGTGCGCATGGCGCAGCTCGGCTCCGGCAATGCGCCGGTACTGAACACGCACCGCAGCAGCGATGCGCGTGATGTGTTGGGCCGCGTGCTTGCCGCCCGGCTTGAAGGCGGGCGCGGTCATGCGCGGCTGCAATTCTCTGCCGCTGCCGATGTGGAACCGCTCTGGCAGCGCATTGCCGATGGCACGCTGCGCGCGGTCAGCATCGGTTATCGCGTGCATCGCTATGACCAGCGCCCCGATCCAGTGAGCGGCGAGATGATCTACCGCGCTGTGGATTGGGAACCCTTCGAGATTTCGATCGTGCCCATCCCGGTTGATCGGGATGCGCAAGTGCGAGGCGCGGCGCCGCAGGGCGCGCCGTCCTTCGCCATTGAACCTGCCCTGGCTGATGAGGAACCACCCATGACCGAGACGACGCCGGAAACCCCGGCAGCCCCTCCGGCGCCGCCTGCCGCGTCGCCCCCCGCAACCACCACAGTGGAAACGCCACCTGACCTTGAAGCGCTCCGTGCTGAGGCACAACGCGCCGAGCGTGAGCGTATCGCCGGCATTGATGGCGCAATTGACGCCGCCCGCGCCCTGGTCGGCACCGAGACCGCCGCGCATATCCGGCGTGAGGCTGTCGAGCGCGGCTGGCATCCCGATCAGGCGCGCCGTTCGCTGTTCGACGCCATGGTGAAAAGCGCCCCACCGCCTTCTGTTCCTGCGCGACCGGAAACGGGGCCAGGCCATGACTCGCCATCCGAAATCCTGGACGCCATGGCGGAAGCCTTGGCCGCGCGCAGCATGCCTGGCTATCAGCCGCCGGGCGCCGGGCGGCATGCCGAATTCATGGGCTGGCGGCCTTCGGACATGATCGGCGAATTGCTGCGCGTCCGCGGTGAACGCAATGTGCCGCGCAACCCGACACTACTCGCCGAGCGTGCGTTCCATACCACCTCGGATTTTCCACTGCTGCTCTCGGCTGCGGCGAACAAGATGCTGCTGGCGGCCTATCAACCTGCCGCGCCAAGCTATCGCCAGATCTTCCTGCGGCGCGACTTTCGCGACTTCAAGCCGCACCGGCATTTGCGCGTGGGGGATTTCCCGACGCTCATGCCTCTGATGGAGAATGGCGAAATCCAGGCCGGCACCATGTCGGAAAGCCAGGAAATCGTCCTGCTACAAACCTTCGCACGGCGCATCCGCGTGACGCGGCCAATGCTGGTGAATGATGACCTTGGCGCTTTCACGGATTTCGCCGCCGCGATTGGCCGGCGCGTGGCGGATTTCGAGAATGCCACCGCTTATGCGCTGCTCAATCAGGCCAATGGCGATGGCCCGACACTGACCAATGGCCCGGCGGCGGTATTCGGCACCGGTGCGGCGCGCGCCAATAAGGCGGCGGCGGGCAGCGCCTTGGACATCACCAACCTTGCCAATGGTCGTGCTGCAATCCTCCGGCAAAAGACGCTGGATGGCCTGCCGATTTCCGTCGGCAATGCCATGAAGCTGCTCGTCGGCCCGAGCTTGGAATTGCCCGCACGACAATTGACGGTGAGTGTCGGCGCGACCCAGATCAGCAACGCCAATATCTATGCCGGCTTTGTGCAGCCGCTGGTCGAACCGCTGATCCCGAATAATCGGTGGTACCTGTTTGCCGATCCCCCGACCGCGCCGGTCTATGTCTATGGCTACCTGAACGGCGCCGAGGGTCCGCAAGTCACCACCGGCCCGGTCTCCGGCGTGGATGGGGTCGAGGTCAGCGTGATCTTCGACTTCGGCGTCGGCGCCATTGATTGGCGCGGGGCCTGGTTCAATCCGGGCGTGTGATCGCTCTCCGTCTTTTTCATCATCGTCATTTCGCAACGGGCGTCCTTCGGGGCGCCTGTTGCGTTTCAGGAGAACCCTTCCATGCGTAACTTCATCCAGCCGGGCAATAGCCTGGCGATTGCCGTGCCCTATGCGACCGGCGTTTCCGCCGGCCAGGGTGTGCTTGTCGGCGCACTGTTTGGCGTAGCCGCCGTGGATGGCGTGCAGAACGCCATGATCGAGGCCGCAACCGCGGGCGTGTTCGACCTCACCAAGGAACCGGCGCTTGCCATCGCCGCTGGTGTGCGGGTGTTCTGGGACAATACCAACCGGCGCATTACCGCGACCGCCACCGGCAATTTCCAGGTGGGCATCGCAACCCAGGCCGCGCTCGCCGCCGATGGCACGGTGCGCGTCTGGCTCAACCGCGTTCCGGCGGCGGGGGCGTGAGCATGGCCAGCCTGCTGCCGCGCGACCATGAACGCCTGCAAGGCGTGCATCCCCATCTGGTGCGCGTGGTGATTGAGGCGCGCAAGGCCGCACCCTTCATCGTGATGGAGGGGCTGCGGTCCCGCGAAAGGCAAGCCAAGCTTGTGGCACTTGGTGCATCGCGCACCATGAACAGCCGGCATTTGACGGGCCATGCAGTGGATCTCGGCTATTGGCTCGATGATGGTGATGGCGTGCCGGAGAATGGCGAGATCCGTTGGGATTGGCCGCTATATGCGCAACTCGCCAGCGCGATGAAGGGTGCCGCGCAAAGGCTTGGCATCGCCATTACCTGGGGCGGCGACTGGCCAAGCTTTCCCGATGGGCCGCATTTCGAATTGGACCGGGCGAAATACCCATGATCGCAGCCCTGCTGCCCGCGCTGGTGCCTATCCTGGGCGATGCGCTGAAACGGCTATTCCCCGATGCTGAGGCGCGGCAGCGGGCCGAGGCGGAACTCAATGCCGCCTTGCTCGCGCGCGCGGGGGAATTGGAAAAGGCCGCCGCCGATATCATCAAGGCCGAAGCGCAATCGGAACATTGGCTCGCGGCCTGTTGGCGACCAATCCTCATGCTGACATTCGGTATCCTGATCGTGCTGCGCTGGCTCGGCTGGTCGGCGCCGGGGATCAGCGAGGCTGAGGCGCTCAAGCTCTGGAACATCGTGGAGATCGGCCTTGGCGGTTACGTCATTGGCCGCTCGGCCGAAAAGACGCTGCCACGCATTGTCGAGGTGCTGAAACGATGAGCGCATTCGATACCGCCATGGCAAGCCTGATCGCCGATCCACATCTGGGCTGCGATGCTGAGTATCGCCAGGGCGGCATAGGTGCGCCGGTCAGCCTGCGCGTGTTGCGTTCCTCGCCCGACCGCCTGGCGGATGCTTTTGGTACAGAGGTGATCTCCGCCAGCGATATTCTCTCACTCGCCATCGCCACCCTGCCTGATATCGCGGCGGGCGACACCTTCTCGATCGGCGGCGAAGTGCTCACGGTCCGCCATGCCGAACGCGACGCCACCGGCACGGCCTGGCGCATCTTTTGTCAGCGATAGGCACATGCCATGAGGCTCGGTGCGCAGCTTGTCGGTGATCTCCGAAAAATGCTCGCGGAGGAGGTACGCGCGGGCGAACGCGCCGCCATGGCTGCGATCCGCGCCGAGACCACCGAGGTCAAAGCCGAACTCCGCCAGCAAGCGACCACCGCCTTTGCCGGCAATGCGCGCGGCATCGCCAATGCCTGGCGGTCCATGGTGTTTCCGCGCTCGGGCCAGTCGCTCCGGCCTGCGGGGCTGGTATTCACCAAAGTCCCCAATGTGATTGACGCCTTTGAGCGTGGCGCGCTGATCCGCGCCAAGGGCGGGCGGAAGTTCCTCGCTATCCCCACCGGCTTTAACGCCGCGCGTGGCAGGCGCGGGCGGGGCGAGAGAGGCATGCGCGTGACGCCAGCGCAGATGGTGGCCTCGGGCCAGGCTTTTCTGCGGCCATTCAAATCGGGGCGCGGCTTTGTCTGGTGCCTGCCACTCCGCGCCGGGGAACAGGCCGGACGGCGGCGGCGGCGCCTACGGTTGATTGCCGGCGGCGTCACCGAGGTCGGCACCGCCCATCGCCGTGGCCGAGAGGCTTGGGCACGCGGGCTACTCGCGCGCGGCATGGTGCCGATGTTCCTGCTTCTGCCGCAGGTGAAGCTCACCAAGCGGCTCGACGTAAAGGGCGCGGCGGAGCGTGGCCTGCGCCGCTTGCCCGGGCGTTTTGTGGCGGCCTGGGCCGCAGAGGCAGGGAGACCGCAATGAGCCTGCGTGAAGTCGCCCTGACCGCCCTGTTCGCGCGCCTGAACGCCAACCTGGCCGCGCGCAGCCCCGCGCCCAGCATCCGCCGCAGTGAAACCGTGCCGCAGCACCTGCCCGCGGGTGGGCTGGTGGTGCTGCGCGATGGGGAGAGTGTCGCGGAAACGCCGATCCTCTCGCCCTTGGCCTATGCGATTGAACACCGCGCCGAGATTGAAGTGCTGGCCAGCGATACCGCGCTGCTGGATGCGTTGCTGATGGATATCGCCGCTGCGATCACCGCCGAGCCAAGCCTGGGCGGCGCGGTGGAATATGCCCAGCCCGGCGCGCCAGCCTTTGAGGATGTTGAGACCGAAGGCGCTGCCGCCGCACGCGCGGCCGCCTTGCCTGTCACGCTGTTCTTTACTGTTGCCGGCTCTCCGCTGGCCTGATCCCGCACCAGGAGAAAACCGATGCCCCGTGCCATTGGCGCGAATTCGCGCCTATTGATGATTCCTGAGGCCAGCTATGGCACGCCGCCTGGCGGCAATTGGCGGCGCGTGCCCTTCCTGACCTGCAATCTTGGCGCGGAGCAGGCGCTGCTGGATGCCGATGTGATCGGGCTTGGCGGTAATCGCGATCCTGCTGCGCCGTTTCTGGATACGATGACGGTGGCGGGTGATGTTGTGATCCCCGTTGATCTGGTCAATTTCGGCCATTGGCTGCGGCTATTGCTGGGCGCACCCACCACCACCGGCACGGCGCCTAATTTCACGCATAGCTTCGGGTCTGGCGCGGCGGCCTTGCCATCCCAATCCATCGAAATCGGCTATCCCGATGTGCCGAGCTTTGATCTTTGCGCTGGTGCGCGCGCCGATGCGCTGGAGATGGATTTCAGCCCGACCGGGCCGGCCACCGCGACGATCAAGGTGATTGCGCAGGGCTCTGCGCGCGGCGCTGCATCCTCGGGCGGGACGCCGACGACGACGGCGTATACCGCGTTTCACAAGGCGCAGGGTTCCATCACGCGCGGCGGTGCGGCGCTGGCGCAGGTGACCGGGGCGCGGCTGGCCTATTCCAACAGCATCGAGGCGGTGCGAACCATTCGCGCGGATCGCAAGATTGAGGGCGCCGATCCCGGTATTGCGCGCGCGACGGGGCAGATCACGGCACGCTTTGCGGATACCACGCTGCTGACGCAGGCGCAGAATGGCACGCCGGCGGAATTCGGCTTTGGGTTTACCATTGATGCCAATCGGAGCCTGAGCTTTACGCTGCATGAGGTTTATCTGGCGCTGGCGAAGACGCCAATCGAGGGGCCGGCGGGGGTGGAGGCGAGTTTTGAATTCCGCGCTGCCTTCAATGCTACTGCGGGGCGGATGATGACGGTGGTGGTCAGGAACCAGCAGGCGGGGACGGAGTATGCTTGAGCATCGTCC